GATAAAAAGTCTCGTCAATAGTACCACCAACTGGTACATAATCAATACCAGCTCTCTGTGCAAGTTTCTGTGCTAATGTTCCTGGCTCACCAGCAACGCCAGTTCTCTGACCTAATCCAGCGCGTTGACCAAGTAAGAACTCTCTTGACTGACCAGCCTCCGCAATCTTTTGCTTGATTAAAGTAACTGCATCAGTATCACCACGTTCCTCAGCTTTTTTAAGTTGTGTCTTTAATCTATCTTGGTAGTTTCTTAATTTGATACCAAGACCTTCCATACTTGTGAGAATGGTATCAATGCGTTCATTTATATCTTTCTTAATTGCATCATCGTTTAACTGATATGCCCTAATCAAATCATCATTTAATGATTCAATATAGTTACCAAGCATATCTGGTTCGGCTAAAACTTTAGTCATAAAGTCGTCAAGATCTTTTGGTCTAAGTACGCTTGGGTCAGATATAATCTGTTGTAGTCTTGCTTGATCTATATTTAACTGTGGTGTATCTGATCTTAATAGAATACCCTTCTGTACCATTTCTTGTACGATTTTCTTAGAAGCAAGTAGTCTTGATACATTTGTTGAGTATCTTGCTAGTAGTACAAATGGATCATCTTCAATCATATCAGCTAAATCTTTTCTACCTTCTCTAATGAACATATCTTTAATCTCAGAAGGGGTCATTGGTACTTTTATAGTTTGACCAGTTGCTTCATCATACTGATCTTTCATAAAAGTCTTACGTGCTTTTGTTGGGTCATAACCTTTACCAGGTATATTACGAGGACCAGCACTAAGTATCTGAGCCATCTTATCCTTGTCTTTACCTTGCACATAAAGTAATGGTAGGTAGTTATCTAGGTATCCAACATCAAAGCCTTCATCTTTTAATGAGGTTATGTATCTTTCGTAATCTGCTCTAACAGATTTAGCAAGGTTAAGTGCTATCTGTTCACTTGGATTTACTGGTACAAAGTTAGCAAGTGCAGCAGGATTCTTAGATAACTCAACAGCTTTATCATAAGCAACTTTATCCATCTTGCGCACTCGTGCTACTTCCTTAAACAAATCATTAGTTTCTTGTACTATAACACCACGCAAGTTACGCATATCCCTAACAGCTTTTACACCATTATCAAATGCTTTATACGCAACAGCAATATCATCATCTGCTGCTTTATTAGCAACGGTCTTAATATAATCTGACCAAATCTTACTCTCAATACCAACATTATTTAGTAATGTATTTATCTTACCAACAGTAGCAGCAACAATTGGACTTTTGACAGCATCAGCCCTTAATATATTCTTAGTATTCTGATAACCTTTAACAGCCCAATCAGTTGCTTTGGGTAAAAACTTTAACCCAAGATTACGTGCAACTGCATCAACCATATAACCACCAGCATTTATATTGCCAACTACTTTAAGTGGTAATCCAACCTGTAATCCACCTTTAACAGTTTGAGGTAATTCTTGGAACGCTTTCTTGCCAACTTCTTCACCAAACTCTTTTTCAAATACCTCACGAACACCACGAGATCTACGAGTTAATGATGCGGTAGCAGCACGAGCAGCAAAGTCCTCACCTCTTGCAATAAAAGCCTTTTCAGATTCATCAGCATTTCTTTTAGCAAATCTTGCGAACTGATCTTTAGCTGCATTACCTAATGTCAGTGTCTGTGCTTTACGTCCAAGTACTGAGGCAAACTTAAGACCAGCACCAGTACCACCAGTTGCCCCAATATCTATAGCAAAACCAGCAACTTCTTTCTGTGCCTTTTCCCACCAAGGTGCATCTTTCTCATAAGCAAGTTGTGGAAACAACTCTTGTGCAAAGTTTCTCTCTGCAACATTTTTTCTAAACTCTTGTATGCTAACATCTTCTGCTTGGGCAAGTCGTGCTTTTCTTTCCTCAGGTGTTAGACCACCAGCTGCTTCTTGTAGAGCTACATCTAACTGTACTAACTTAGTCTTCCACGGATCATAGATAAACTCCTTGACACCGCTAGAAGCTGTACTTCCTAAAAATGTTAGAACATCAAACGCTTTGCCTATAATACCTTTACTAGGTTTACCAGTTGGCTCAACACCAACAGCCTCTGCTGCTATTTGAGATTTAACATCTTTCTCAACAACTCTTGCAAAGTCTTCATCCTCAATTGGACGAGTGCCAATAGTTGTAGGTGCAGGCACATTAAGATAAGCAGGTGTAGACCCAGCCCTAGATCTAGACCTAGCATTATCCTCTAAGAATATCTGCCATAGCGGTTTTTCTACAGCCATAGGTCACTTCCTCGATATTCCAGATAATCCACCTGGTCCAGAGTATCCACCTGTACCCTTTGATGATGTTTTGCTACCTGTACTAGTTGATGACTTACCACTACCAAATCCAGTAGACAAACTATAAGATGGTAACTTTGTCTTAGATTTTTCTGTTTTCTTTTCGCTACCTTTCTTTTGTTGAGTAGGCGCATAAGGAGCAACTATAGCCGCTGGTGATGTAAATGGTTGGCTCACTACGTTAATATAGAACTCTGGATTCAAAGCTTGAGAACCATATATTATGGTTAATGCTTGACGTAACCTCGCATCTTCAGTTGCGGAACTAAAGTACTTAGCAAACTCTTTAAGTTGTTGTTTTTTAGGCAAACTCTGTAAAGATCCAATCTTCCTATAAAGCTCATTTATAGTGGGAGTAACACGTTGTTGTACATATTTAGGTTTTTGGGCTGTCCCTTCATTAAAGAATAATATACCAGAGTCAAGTTTCCAAAGTGGAGTTTTACTACTATCACCTGCTTTATAAAGTGACTTAGTAGCTTTATCGTACTTGAATCCAGGCGGTGGCGCAATCTCACCATTAAACACTTGTTTAAGATTAGCAATCCTTTGTTGAGTAAGTTTACCAAAAGCGCTATCCTCACCAAGAGCGGTATTAGTAGCATCTTGTATAGCCTTAACTTGTGCAGCACTTGCACCTCTTCCACTTGCTTGTGCTGATATAATCTTAAGTTGGTTATTAAGATCAATTGCTGATTTTCTCTTGTAAAGATCAAGTTCAGCAAAAGCTTTCTCTTTACCAGTTCTCGTATCTGCACCTGCTGCTGCAGCTTCTAACTGTGCTTGTGTAGCAGCTTGTGATGCTTTGAGATTTAACAAACCTTGCATACCTTGTATAATAAAATCTCGTACAGATTTCTTTTCATTCTGTACTCTTTCACGAACAGCTTGAGCAGCATCTATACCAATCCTTGATTGTATATTTTGTAATTGCTGTTCTGTCTCTGCTAACGACCTAGCCTCAGCACCAAGCAAACTTGTCATAAATAGATCTTGTGCTGTCTTACTTAAACCTATCAAACCAGCACGAGGACCAGCACCCATCTCTGTACCTGCGCCTGTTGGGCTAAATGGTGTGGCTACTTGAGCGCTTGCTGGTACTGCGCCTTCGCCACCAATCAAGGCAAGATTAGCAGCGCCTGTCTGTTGTATAGCTCGTTGTGCATCAACAGCCGTAGGGCTATAACCACCTGCCATACCAGTATAACCAGCAAGACCGAGTGACTGTGCGGCTAATGCTTGTTGCGCTCTCTGTATATCCATTAGCGAACGCTGTGTCTGACCTGCCATAGTTTGAGATTGCTGTTGAGCAAATCCATAGTTAGCACGGATATTTGTTAGTGACTGATTATATCTATTCTGTACATCAGCAAGTCTTTGATCTAACTCAGCCTTCTCTTCGGCTGTCATACCTGTTTCAATTTTACTTGACAACTCAGCAGATAATCTATCTAGCTCAGCCTGATAGTCTTGAGCGGCTTGGGCGGTCGACGTTTGAAAAGCATCAGCAGCACTACTTGCTAACTCTGCTTCACTTGCACCATAATTTATATTATCATTTTTCTTAGCCATTACTCTGTGCCTCCGCTTAATCTATTTGCTATATTGCTTGCTTGTGTTAATCTAACAAGTGCATTACGCTGTGCCTCATCTGCCTGTGCTTGTTCTTCTGCTAGCATCAAATCAGTTGCTGACATAGCTTGTTGATACTGTTGTAGTGCATCAAGTCTTCTCTGTAAAGGTACAGCACCAGCGGCTCTACGTGCTGCTGTCTGTAATCCAGGTGCTGATGTTATACCTCTTCTTGCAAGTTCGTTTATTGCTTTCTTCTGTTCAGAAAATATATCTCTACCTGTAGTTCTCTGTGATTTCTCAAGAGCTGTCTGTGCTTGTCTACGAGAAAAAGTATTAGCAAGCGCTGCTCTTTCTTTCGCCTCAGTAGAAGCACGCAATGCTTCCATATAAGCAAATACATCACTAGCAGAACCACCTGGTCCAATTACAATTGGTTTACCATCTGGTCCAAGTATAAGCGCACCAGTTGTTGGGTTGCGATAATACTGTACAGCTGGTGTGGTTGTTGCTGTTTCAGTAGTAGGTGTTTCAGTAGTAGGTGTCTGAGTGGTAGTAGTTGTTGCTGTCGTTGATGGAACTTTCTTACCTGATTTTACGACTCTACCATCAGGTAATGTATACATAAAGTATCCATCAGGACTAATACCACTTTCTGTAACTATTGTGCCATCTGGTAATCTAAATACAACTTGACCATTCTCAACAGTCCTAGTTGCAATCTGTCCTGTATAATCTATTACGTTTGTGGTTGGTGTTGGGGTCGTGGTTGTAGTAGTTGTTGGGGTTGTGGTAGTGGTTGGTGGCGGTGTATAAATACCAGGGTATGTTACAGTTTCTGTACCGTCAGCTTTTACAGTATACTTAGGGAATAACTGTAAAGCTTGTTCTTCTGTAAGACCTGATTGAATTGCCTCGTTTATACCCTTATTGCGATCAAGTTGAAAAGCCTCTTCCTCTAACCTCATTTGCTCTTTAACTCTCGCTGCTTCAGCAGCGTCAGCATCGGCCTTCCTTTTGGCTTCTTCTATCGCAGCCATTTGTGCGGCTATTGATGCAGCACCAATCGCACCACTCTCTCCAGAAGCAAGAGCGCTTGGAGTAATGACTGTGGAAGTTGGTGGTGGGGTTACAGTTTGTGTAGGCGAAGGAGGCGTTGGATCATAAACTCGTACTGTGCCACCAGTAACAACCTGAGGGGCTGATGTACCGCCACCGCCTGTGTCAGGTAATTTAATTTTAGTACCAGAGAATATAACCTTACCGTTCTTGTACTTAGGATCGGTAGTTAATTTAGGGTTAGCTTCTAGCAAGGCGGCTACGGTTGTATTATAGCGCCTCGCAATAGCGGAAAGTGTATCTCCGCTTGTTACTGTATATGTTGCCATCTCTCTCCTAAACCCTCACCTATCGTTAATAGTCCGACAAGATTAGGTTACTGTGAACTCGTAAATAAAGTAAGATCCTGCTGTACCAGCCGTCCAGTTTCCTGCACCGCTACCAAAGATAGATGAAAAAGAAGCACCAAACCTATAAACATTACTTATAATCTCAATTAAGTTAGTTAATACTAGGTTATCAATGTTAGAACCTACATAGTGTACGGTATCATAATATACCCAAGATGAGGCAGTTCCTGTGAATACAGCTACAGCAGGTATCCAGCGTGTAGTAGAACCACCACCAACTATAACATCTTCTCTTGCTACGCATAGCATTACAAACGATCCAGTAGATGTCCTTGCCAAGTGTGCGTTATTAACATTGGTATAGGTAATACCTGTGTCAACGGTAGAGGTAATACCAGTTGAGTGAGTATATGTCCGTACCTCATAATTACCTGTTACAGTATTCTGACCTGTCCTGTGTACATTACCATTTTGATCTATTATAGCAGTACGGTTAGATACAAAGTTAGCAGCCGCAGCTCCATTAGATGTGAAGTTATTAGCATCAGTGCTGTTCTTTACCCATACACCACCAGAGTTATTAGATGACTGGAAAGCTAACTTACCCTTGCCTGCTACTATACCACGCTGTGTAGGGTTAGTAACATTTGATACACCTGTACCTAAAGCACCCATAGCCACAGGTGCAGAATCAGCAGGTCCAAGCTTAAAGAAAGGACCACCAGTATAGCCCGCAGTTGTCCACCATAAAATCTTATGTGTATTATCCCAAGCATAGATAGCATTGGTATAAGTACTTGTAGTCCATAAACCAGTAGTAGTATCTCTATATGATAATTGGTTAGATGCGTTAATTACAATTAACCTACCGTTATTGTCGATAAAGTATCTTGGTCCATAAACAGTGTTTGAGATATTTAGATTAGTTGCTGTGCTTCTTAGTAATGCGTTAGTGTCTGTATATCCTGTGCTAGCTGTTGTACCTTTAGGTCCAATCATTAAATCAGTACCATAACCAAATGCACCTGGTAAGTCAAATGCTAGTTCATATACACCTACTGGGTTATTGGTTGTGTGTATTGGGAAAGTTCTATTGTCTGTGCGTATTGGAAAATCTGGTGGTACAAGTACAAGTGGTACAGATACAGGTGTTGTGCTACCAGGTCTAGTAATGATACCCACTACAACATTTTTATTAGCATTTGTTTTAGCAATTGCTACAACATCACTAGTCACTAACGCAGTTGATACACCATTATAGAAAGATAAAGTACCATCACTTGTAGTTGCTGTGCCTCTACCTGTGGTGACATTGTAAGATGATACAGTGCCTTCGGTTATACCAACACCTGCTTCTAAATTACCAACACCTTCAAGCTCTTGTATTCTTTGGGCGAGTACCGAAGAATCAAACTGTACGCTATCCGCTGAAGCTGGTGGGAGTATCGGGTTACGATCTGCCATTATACCCTCTTAGGTGACTTACCGTGTACGTAGAATGTTACAGCCTCTACCTCAACATAGCCAGTCAGCGTTATCTTAGCAGCCGCTTCTATACTTGGTCCGTGTGCTGGTACTACTTGCTCAAACCTTGCTGTAACAGATTTGGCAGGGCTAAACGTTGTAGTTAATAAAGATGAGTTAGTGCCAGCTAGTGTAGTACCATTCCAACTCTCAATGCTTTTAAGTGTTGCTCCTGTCCCACCTCTTGCTCTTATACCTATTCTATGCCACATTTGTTTCTCATATCTATTAGGCTCGCCAACAGGTCTTGTGACTATTGTTAGATCTAAATCAGTTCCATTGGACTTACCGTACTCATCTGCTGCTGAACCTGTTGGGTAAAGTATGAATCTCCAAACATAACTATTACCGTCACCACTACCTATAAAGTAAAGACTATTACCAACCTCACACATACTAACAGCTTTCAAAGATGACGGTAAGGTTAACTCTGTCCAAGAACCTTCATCACCGAACTCACGCATAACTATCAAGCGTGCATCTCTTTGACAAAATAGATATCTATCCCAAGCTAGTACATTATCTGTAGTATTGTAAGCAGTTGGTGGTATCGCACCATACTGATCTAACTGTATAACATCTTGTGTATTAGTCTGCCATACCAAAGATTTATTATCTAAAAATACTACCGTACCAACAGCAGGCCATAGCGTTGTGATATTACCAGGATTGTTAGCACCAATTGGTGTACTCATACCACCACGCACTAACTCTAAGGTAAAGTTCAAAGTCAAGTCTTCGTTAAGTATCAGACCAGCATTAGTACCTCTTAGTAAAAATATACCTGAGTCATTTGTATTAGATTTAGTTGTGACTAATAATCCTTGCGGTAGTACAGTAAAGCCTGTGATTACAGTATCTGGATTACCAACATTAAACTCTGCTAATGGGTCAAACTCCATTAAAGATATTGGATTAGAAAACCATATACCATTACGCACTCTTGCAGCATTACTATTTGTAAGCTCATTACCTAATGTAATATCGTCAGTGCTTTTATAATACTCAATATCCCCAAGCATTAACTGACCTGACCAAACCACGCCAACATTTGCTCTTGGTATAAAACCTGTTGCTGGTACAACTGATCCACCTTCTGCATCAAATGGTGTTTCACCATACGCATTATAAGGTCTAACTACCGCACCATCGGTTGCTGTACCAGCGAAAGTTACAGTTGATACTATACCACCTGTGGTTGTAGTTAGCAAAACTCCTGCGTTTGAATATACTTTATAACCAATAATATCAGCGCTACCTGAGTATTCGTTTGTCCAAGTAACAACCACATTGCCACCTGACTGTGTTGCTATAACATTAGATGGCGCACTTGGTACATAACCAGGATATACAGCAGCAGTTGATCCTAGTACTGTACCATCGGTATCAGCAGTAGATGCTTCGTCAGCTCCTGTGGTAGCAAATGTTATTGAGTATCTTGAAGGTACGCCTGTAATTGTTCTTGTGCCGTTATAATCTGTACCTAAGTTTGCTATTGTAACTACATCGCCTACACGAAAGATATGCTTAGTTGATATTGTAACAGTAGCTACACCACTAGTAAGTGCTCTTGTTGTAGTATAGTGTGTGTTTGTTTTAATTACACGATAAACACCTATGCTTGCAGATGTGTTAGCCCATACAAGCAAAGGGCTTTGTAACCCTGCTGTTGATTCAGATTGATTTATTAAAAGCGCTGGTACTGCTTTGTTGCTTGCTACAGATGATACCTGTAAAGTTGTCTCACATAGAAAGTGATCATTAGCGTCTGCTACAACAGTAGCATCACCATTGACACTTGTTAATCTTGTCCAAGTTGTGCTATTAACTGTACCATAGACAACGCTATTTGCTGGCGCTGTTGCTGCCCATATCTCACCATTGGTCTTAATACCAACGATAAAGTTAGTACCATCAGCAGCTGTTAATTGTCTTATCTCTCTAAAATTAGTTTCAGTACCAACTCTTTGTAAAGGCCATTGTGTTATAAGGCGAGTTTCATCTTTAAGAAAGAAACCTTTAAGGGTTGTCCATTGACGTTCAGTAAAATCACTAGGCGCAAAGGCTTCGTGTATACCACCCGAGAAGTTGGATATGTCTATTATTTTCAAAGTTAAACTCCATAGAAATTATCGCGTCTACCAAATATACGTCTGCGACCACCTAAGCGTAGAATAGAACGGTCACGCTCAGATAGGTAATCACCTTTCATTTGCTCCATACCATTTTGAAACTGTAGGTTATAGTAACCTCTTCGTTCTGTGTCATCACCCTCACGAATTAAAACTCTTACTGATGCGCCATAAGCTACTAGTGAGTGAAACTTTGCATCAAAGATTGGTACATCAGATCCACTTGATAGGTTTGCTGGTTCGCTAAAATATCTTAGTGTTATTGTTTCAGATACATCTGGTGTTGGGTATAACTCCATTACACCATTCCAAACGCTATACTCTAATGGTCTGCCGATTATGTAAGGACCTGAGCTATCATCTGTGCTATATCTTGATCTTGGTCGTAGTTGTCTGCGATTAACATCATTGCTTAATACAGCTACGCTTGCTAGTGAGTTATCTGCCACACCAGCAGGTAAAGAGTATGTACCCTGATTAGCACTTGTAGTTATAGTTGTTTGAGCGCGTAGAAAAGGCCAGTCAGCTTCACGATTGATCTCTTGGTACGCTTCGTTAATAAATAAATCTATATCAGCATCTGATATTATTGCTGTACTCTGTATGCCAGTTAGTGATCTGACGTGAGAGCGTAGTTGTGTTAGGTTCAATTGGCTCAACTCCTCACCTATCGTTAAGCACCCGACAATGAAAAACCCCGACAGCGTTAGCCATCGGGGTCTTCATTAAACAGCGACTATGCGCGGTTTAGCTTACCGTGTGCGCGGCGGTTGTTTGTGCCTACGCATAGAACAGAAGCAAGTGGTGTTACGGTATCAAGTGTACCAGTAACAACCTGTGCAGGCATTGCCTTCATAAAGTTTCCGCCTAAGTAACGTGCAGTTAAGTAGTCAGTGTTGATGAAGTATGCTGTGTTTGTTGGGCAGTCTGGATCAAGGCGGACAGGGATACCGTCAAAGTCAAGCTGACGGAAGCGTGTCTCACCAGTTCCACTTACACCTGGGTACTGGATCTTGCTGTCGAATGAGTTCTCGTACTCAGAGAAAACGTTACGACCAGCGATGATTGCGTTCGGACGCTCTGCTGAAGCGACATAGATGTCGTCAGAGATTGTACGGAAAGCAGTGCGGATGTCAGTACCAGGAGATGTCAGAGTCTTCTCTGTTGATACCCAGTATGATTTAATTGCATCGCAAGTTACTGAACCAGTAGTTGCGGTTGTACCAACTGTTGCTGAGGTAGCAGTTGTGTAGCTAATAGTTGTTGCAGTTACTGCGGTAAGTGTGAATGTACCAGCAAGTGCTGCGATAACTCCAGTTACGACAACAGAATCACCAACGATATAATCGTTAGCACCGATTGTAAGTGTAGCAGTTGTACCTGCACGCTCATAATCAGTAACAGATTTTGTTGCTACACCACCGCGGATACCACCAACGGTACGTGCGGTTGTAGTAGTTAACTTATCGCTGTTTGAGATAATCTCATCTAGCGTGTTGAATGCACCAGCTCCTGCTGATCCAGCAGTGTGAAGTACTGTTGCGAACTTCTTGCCGTGTCCTTTGACAGCAGCATCGAGGTGTGCCTTAGCTAGTGATACAACCTGCTCTGGTCCTGCGTTCATCTCGAGTTGCTTGAACTCTACACGAATCTTAGAAACGAGAGGTGATGACCACTCATACTTTGCTACACCGAGAATATCGCTTGATACGCCAGTGTTAAATGTTCCCGAAGCATCGGTGAATACTGTTGAAGTATCATCTGCTGCTACAATTGGGAAGATCACAGACGGTCCAGTGGCAGACTTGATGTTTGCCTTTAGAAAGTCTAGTGTTGGGTGTGCTGTAAATACGTTGTCAACAAGTTGCTTCTCAATCTTTTGGACTGTTGCGGATAACAACTCATTGAAATCATTTTGTCCTAATGCCATAGTTTATCACTCCTTTTTGTGTTTGACGAGGGTTATTATGATTTACGAGAAGTCAGTTCTTGAAATGCTTGCCACGCTGCGTCTTCGATGTTCGATGCTATCCTTCCAGCAACAATCGAACCACCAGTAGACTTAGGTGTTATAGCACCAGTAGCTGCCTTCTTTGCATCTACCTCTGCCTTCTTGACAGGGGCTTTTGCGGGTTTTGCTTGTGACTTTTCAAACTGTAAGGCTTTCCAAGCTGCCTTTAAGTTTGGAACTTCATTTTCAAGAGCGTAGTTTAACAACTCTAACTTAGCCTCAATCTCTTTATTTGGATCTCCTGCTAGGTTATTTGCCTTTGCTATCTCTTGCCATTGTCTATCGTACTCTGCAACCAATGCTTCCTCTTGCGCCTTTTGAGCGTTTGTCTCTTCAATGGCTGCCCTCTCTTGCTCGAACTTTGAAAGTCTAGCTTTCACTTCTGCAAGTTCGGTCTGACCTTTAACTTCACTTGACCACTTTGCTTGTACCTCTGGTGTTATACCAAAGGTTTCCAAGAACTTAGGATCAAGCTTTTCAGCCTTAGCCAGTTCTACGATGACTTGCGAAAGTACTAATGTTGGGTCTTCAGTGGAGGCTACAAACCCACTAACTACTTCCGCCTGATTCTCTTCCCATCTCTGCGATAGATTGTTAACATACTCTACTGCTTGGGCGGCGTCCGCCTTCTCGCTTTCAAGTTGTTTACGCTCTTCCGCTAACGCTTGTGTCTTACGAGTATAATCTCTTTGACGAAGCGTTGCTTCCTTTACTGACACCTCAGTGCCATCTGGAAGTACGATGGTATCTTCCTCAGTTACAGCGATTGGTGACTTTACAGTCTCATCAGCGCTGCTATCGGCAGCTTCCTCGCTCTCTTCAACCTTCGCTTCTGTCTCTCCAACAGCTTCCGTTTCAGTTGCGTCAGCCACGCTCTCCTGAACTTCTACTACGGTTGATTCTCCTTCCGTTACAACCTCTTCAGTTTTCTGACTTGCTGTAGTCAGTTCTGTTAATGCTGCTTCAAATAGGTTTTCGAAATTGTTCTCTTCTGCCATTTATATCTCCCTTGTCCGAGTGTCATAACCCAAGTTGTCGACATTTGCGATCTTGTTAACTTGTTCGGCTATGAGGGCAGGTAAATACACCTGTCCTCTCATATATGTGTCTTAGTCCGACAGAACTAAATTAAACCTGCCATACCTGCACCAGGTGGCAGTTCTTCTGTTGGTCCAGCGAACAACTGCTCTTCAGTTGGTATCGCTGTTTCAGGTGCTAATCCTCCCTGAGCCACTGCGTTTAGTAACTCAGGTGGCAGTTCCTCAGCTCCAGTAGGAGCAGCACCAGCCATTCCAGGCGCCGCTGGTGGTTGAGGAACTGGCGCAGGCTTGACCAAGAATTGATCTGGGTCATAGCCAAGATCTCGTACAATGTGACGAAGTGCAGGTTCAGTATCATATCCTAAACCTTGTAGCGTTGGTACGATAACACTTAACATCTCAAGCGCACGAGCTTGTTTGGTTGCAGGGTTTACAGCAGATAAAGAACCGCCTTCTACCCTCATATCAAACTCACCTGTAATTACATTGGTATCGATATCAGCCCATACGCCACCATTTACACCAACTAATCTAATTGCTCTTGTATCTACCATAAACTCTTGACACAATCTGATGATATGGTTAAATATCTGTGATGCTGATTTTTCTACAGATTGTTGTTTATCTTTTGCTCTTAAAGTTGCTACACCATCAACCACAGCTGCTGCGTATGCGCTCATTCTATCAGCGCCAACACCACCAGCTTGGAAATCATTTATACCTAAAACCTGTCGCATAGCATCTTCAAACTTACCTTGTGCATTATACAAATCAGCAGGCAATGGCGCTCTTGGTAGTACAGATATCGCA